CCAGGCGCATTAGCACTTGAAGCAGCGTTTGCTGCACCTTTTGCTTTGTATGATTATGGAACTGGTAAAGATAAAGAAGAAATAATTAGTAATCTTACATTTGGTTTGGGAGGTAGAAGTGAAGAAGAGAGAATGAAAGAATTATATGGAAAAGATGTTTACGCTCCTAGAGAGTTTGTAGAAAAAGGAGACAGATTAGATGCCCTAGCAAGATTACAACAGGGAACTAGAGGACAAAAAATAAGATCTAAAACTAAATATGAAACTTTAAAACCAGAATTTGAATCATTAGCACAGAGAGCAGGCTATATGGATGAACAAGGTAATATTACCGAAGAGGGTGTGCAAAAATACACTACTGATCAAGTAATATTACAAAACAGAGAATTACAAGATCTAATAGAACAACAAACTAGAGCTAAACAAAGAAAAGAAAAATTTGGAGTGACAGGCCTTGAAATACCAGGAATGAGAGATGGAGGTCTTATGAATTTAACAAGAACAGTAGCACCAGAATCTGGACCTAATGCAAAAGGCTTGGAAAGTCTCAGAAAATATGCTACTAAAACATATTAGGGAGAAATCATGGCAGAGATAGAAAAAGGTTTACCAAACGAACCTGAATTAAAAGTTGAAGATGTTAATGTCGAGACAGTTGTCGAAGACGTAAAAGAAGATCCAAAAGATATTGAGATTACAGAAACTGCAGATGGCGGTGCTGAAATTTCTTTTGATCCAACTGCACCTGTTGCAGAATCAACATCTCATTTTCAGAATTTAGCAACACTTTTAGATGATACAGTTTTAGATCCACTAGGTTCTAAACTTGTATCTGATTACAAAGATTACAGAGCTTCAAGAAAAGACTGGGAGGACACATACAGAAATGGTTTAGATCTTTTAGGATTTAAATATCAAAGAAGAACAGAACCTTTCAAAGGTGCATCAGGAGTAACACATCCTGTTTTATCAGAAGCGGTTACACAGTTCCAAGCGCAAGCGTACAAAGAATTATTACCAGCTGATGGACCTGTAAGAGCACAAATTTTAGGTGTGCAAACCCCAGCAAAACAAGATCAGGCAAACAGAATTAAAGATTTTATGAATTACCAGATCATGGACCAGATGAAAGAATATGAGCCGGAGTTTGACCAAATGTTGTTTTACCTCCCTCTAAGTGGGTCAACTTTTAAAAAAGTTTATTATGATGAACTTTTGGGTAGGGCGGTTTCTAAGTTTATACCTGCCGATGATTTGGTAGTACCCTACTCAGCAACAAGTCTAGATGATGCAGACGCTGTTGTACACGTAATCAAAATGTCAGAAAATGATTTACGAAAACAACAGTACGGAGGTTTCTACAGAGATGTTGAATTAACACAGCCAGGAATGGAGTCTGATGAAATTACGAAAAAAGAACAAGACATCGAAGGTGTTAAACAACTTAAACAAGACGACATGTATACTTTGTTAGAGTGTCATGTGAATTTAGATTTAGAAGGTTTTGAAGATACAGATGTTAGCGGTCAGCTAACAGGAATTAAACTTCCATACGTCGTGACTGTTGAAGAAGGTTCTAGAAAAATTTTATCTATCAGAAGAAACTTCAATGAAAACGATCTGAAGAAAAATAAAATAAATTACTTTGTACATTTCAAATTTTTACCAGGACTTGGTTTCTATGGTTTTGGTTTAATACACATGATCGGCGGTCTATCAAGAACTGCAACTTCTGCATTAAGACAATTGTTAGATGCAGGAACGTTATCTAATTTACCAGCTGGATTTAAATCTAGAGGTATCCGAGTTCGGGATGATGCTCAACCATTACAACCTGGTGAGTTTAGAGATGTGGATGCCCCTGGTGGAAATATCCGTGATCAGTTTATGACTTTACCATACAAAGAACCATCAGCGGTCCTTTTACAATTACTCGGTATTGTTGTTGGAGCAGGTCAACGTTTCGCGGCAATTGCAGATATGCAAGTTGGCAACGATGCACAAAACAGAGCTGTTGGTACAACAATAGCAATGTTGGAACGTGGAACGCGGGTAATGTCAGCAATTCACAAAAGATTATACGTAGGATTAAAACAAGAGTTTAAATTATTATCAGATATATTTAAAACATATCTACCATCAGAATATCCATACGACGTTGTTGGTGGTACAAGAGTTATTAAAGTTTCAGACTTTGATGATAGAGTAGATATTTTACCTATCGCTGATCCAAATATATTTTCACAAACACAAAGAATATCCATGGCGCAAACACAATTACAATTAGCGCAATCAAATCCACAAATTCATAATTTGTATCAAGCATACAGATCTATGTACGAAGCGATTGGTGTAAAAAATATAAATGCTATTTTACCACCACCAGCTCAACCTATGCCAATGGATCCAAGTATGGAACACATTCAAGCACTTGGTGCAAAACCTTTTCAAGCTTTCCCTGGTCAAGACCACAGAGCACACATCGATGCGCACTTAAACTTTATGCAACTTAACATGATAAGAAACTCACCTGTTGCTATGGCTGCATTACAGAAAAATATTCTAGAGCACATTGCTTTGATGGCACAAGAGCAAGTTCAACTTGAGTTCAAAGATGAAATAATTCAAGTTCAACAAATGCAACAGATTGCACAACAGAATCCTCAAGCAGCAATGCAAGTAAAAATGATTTCTGAAAAGATAGAATCAAGAAAAGCTCAACTTGTTGCAGAGATGACAGCAGAGTTTGCTAAAGAAGAAAACAAAATTACTTCACAATTTGATTCAGACCCATTATTAAAACTAAAATCTAGAGAAGTAGATCTTCGGGCTATGGAAAATGAGAGAAAAGCCAAAGAATCTGAAGAGAGAATCAACCTAGATAAAGCAAAAGCTATGATGGACAAGGAGTTTAAGGAAGAAAAACTTGAACAAAACGAAGATTTAGCTAAATTAAGAGCTGGAGTTTCACTTGCGAAGTCAGGAGCAGGCAATACAATCATAGGAATAGATGATTAATAGGAGTAGTATGTCAAAACAGATGACAAAAGGTCAAAAAAAGGTTAAAAAGGTAATGAGAGAGTTTAAAAAAGGCGATTTACCAATTGGTAAAAGCAAAAAGAAGGTGAAAAGTCGTAAACAAGCGATTGCGATTGCACTTTCTGAAGCTGGTATAAGTAAAAAACGGAGATAACTATGAAAAAAGTAAAAAACGGCGACAAAGTAGAGATTAATCACAACCAATTCATCAACAAAGACGGTTACAAAAACGGCGGAGTTGAAATTGAGATGACTAATCCGTCTGAAACACAATCTTTTGCTGTAAAAGGGCAAAAAGGTGTTATGCCAGAAAAAAGAAAACAAGCAAAATTTTACTAATATGTGGTTACAGGCGATTAAATTAGCAGCGCAAGCTGGATCAAAGATTTATGCTAACAGACAAAAAGCAAAAATGGCTATGTCTGAAGCACAGCTACTACATGCTGAAAAAATGGCTAAAGGTGAAGAAGCTTACCAAGGTAAACTACTAGAAGCTAGACAATCCGACTGGAAAGACGAGGCAGTCCTCATCATCTTGTCAACTCCAGTTGCTGTTTTAGCTTGGGCAGTCGTATCAGACGACCCATCTGCGATGGACAAAGTGAAGTTATTCTTCGAAATGTTCTCGCAGCTTCCTAGTTGGTTTACAAACTTATGGATACTTGTAGTCGCGAGTATTTATGGTATAAAGGGAACACAAATATTCCGAAACGGAGGAAAAAAATAATGGCAAGTAGATTTTTTAAAGCATTTAACTTTTTTAAGAAGAAGTCTAACACTTCAAAGATAGCACCTGATATTAAACAACCTAGACAGCTTAAAAAGACTATGGAAAAAATGAGATCTGAGTTTAAACAATTTGCAGGTAAAAAAGCTAAAACTGCAAATGAAAGAGCTAATGTTGTTAGAACTAAAAAATCTATCGAGAGAATGAAAAAATTAGATAAGTTACAAGAAAAAAGAAAAGAAGGTATCAAAGCTTCTAAAGGTGTTAAAGATATGATCGGCAGAGGAGAAGCAACTAAAGTCGGTAAATCTGTTTTTC